TATCTGTTGAAGTTGTGACAGTAAAAGGTCCAAGTGATGAACTAGCTGCAGCATCATTTGGATAATTTCTTAAATCTAATTGTATAATAGCATTTCCTTGTTGTGCTATAAAATCTGGTATAATTCTACTAACTCTCATAATGTTTTCACCGTCACCTCTAAGGTCACCTAAGTTAGTAGCGGCTCCTCTTACAACTTTTTGTGTAATATCATAATCACCGGATGTAATATTAGCTGGTATAGCAACCGGTGTAGCACCTGCAAGTTGTTGATTAACTCCTGTTTCGTGTTCCAAGTAAATTGTAACGCCTTCAGTATTGCCTTGTACATCAAATGATGTGTCATTTCCTGCATCATATTTAGTTGCATGAGGTAAACCAAATACTGATGAGTCTTCCCATGTTGTTCTGGGAAATAAACTATTTGCATTTGTAAACCATATAGGTCTTTTAGATGTTGAATCTAAATAACTATAAGTAACTGCTCTTGTGTTTACGTTAGAAGTAGAAGTTGGATAGAACCAAGTAATTTCACCAAACAAATTATTAATACCACAATAAATTAATTGATTAGATGTAGTGTTAAGATCATCATAAACAAAATCTTCAACCAGACAATCCATAGATTCTAGTTTACCTGTGTATCTAAAGAAACCATTATCAGACATCCAATAAGCAGCGCCATCAACTTCAACAGCTGCGTTCTGTCCTATCAATCCACAGTTGGTTCCAACTTGTTCATAAGCAAATGTAAAAGGAGTTCCAACAAATCTCATTGTAAATAAAGAAGTATCTGTCCAAATATATATTGCATTTCTACCAAGTGTAGCACCCATGATCCGTGATCCGGCGGCCAGTCTTTGTGTACCTGCACTATTCTCAGCTGTAGGTGTGTAGTCTTCTATATTTTCTTGTGATGAGAATCTTATAAACATATCATCTTGTGATGTCTTATCTCCAATTGTTTTTTCTGTACCAAAAAATACTAAGTGACGATCGGGTGTTGATACTAACATGTCACGTGATGCTGTTGGTGCATTAGGAATAATTACTGCTCTATTGTCCGTTGCATTAGTTGCATCTGCATCCCATTTAAAACATTCACCATTATGAATTAATGCAATAAGAGTTGTACCTAAATTGTCCAAGGACCATAGACCTGGATCAATTACTGAATCGGTGTTGGCTGCGGGTGAACCCCAACCTGTAAAAGATGATGTATTAGTTACTGTTGCACCATTAGAATGAGTTGCTGCGGTTGTTCCTCTTGCTGCTCTACCAATACCTGTTATTTTATTTCCAGTAATTCCAGTGTAAGATATTTCTTCAGTTCCTACTTGAATAAAATTTGTACCAGAACTTGGAAGACCGGACACACTTGTTAATGTAATTTCTGTAGCAGAACCATTGTTACCTCCTGATGTAGCACCAATTGCTCCATTTAAAGTAGTAGTAATAGCTCCTAAAATATTACCACCCCATAACGATATACCCCAACCAAAAGCACCTAACTGTTCAGCAGGTCCTACGTGAAAGTATTGATAGTATTTTATACCACCTGATGTTGTTGCACCTGAACCTGTTTCATTGCTAGGCATTGTAATAGTAATTGTAGTAGTTGATGGTACACTTGTTACCATGAATTTTTTATCATTAAAATCTGCTGCACTAAAATTAGAATTTGTAATTGTACTAAAGTCACTAAATAAAATAATGTCTTGAGCTTGAAAAGTATGTGTTCCTGGAAATGTTATAGTTACCGTCGGTGATCCGTTGGTTGTGCTAAATGCACTTGTAATAGCTGTTCCTGTTGGATTAACTAAAGGGTGTATGTCGTAGTATACTCCACCAGAATAAATATATAAAATTTTATTAGTACCTATAGCTGCATACTTAATAGAACCTGTGCTAACAAAATGATGTAAACCTCTAGCTGCACCAGTTAGTTTAGACTCACCTAATTGTTGCCAACCACCTATTTTTTCTGGTGTACCATATCTAAAACGAACATTCTCACCGCCTGTCCACTGTGACTCAGCACCTGTTGATGTAACTTGTTTGTTGAATCCTGGTAAAAATCCTAATTTTTGTAACATATAAATCCATTATAATACTATTTTACAAATCCGGGTAGGCCTAACATAGGTCTTCCATCGAATTTGTTTTTTTCAGCAAATGGGCCATTCACATGATTATAATGTAGAAATACTTGACCGCATATGTTCCCATCAAAAGGCTCTCGCCAATGTTCAAGTTCACAGCCACTATATACTAACATATCTCCTACTTCAAGCAAGACTTTAGTGCCTTCTACAAAGATTGCCCATGGATCACCACCTAAATGTATTGTTGTAGATATCTCACAGCTTGGTCTATCTTTATGTTTTTTTAATTCATCACCATGTTTATATAGTCTTGCATAAGAGTAAGTAGGTATCAAATCTAACCCTGTTTCCTGAGCCATCACTGGTAATACTTTAACTAGTAGGGTTTCCATTACAGGATCGGCATAATGAGAATAAGTGTTTGGAATCTGTTTATCAGCCCATGTACCCATCATACTATTATTATATATAATATTGTTTTTGTACATAAAATCTACTGCATCTCGTTTAAGTAAAAAGTAGTTAAATATAAAGTTAGCTAGCTCATAGCTAAGTGCACCTTTGATTATTTGATATTTATTAAAAGCCATGTTGTATAAAATTAAAACTTATTGATATTCTTAAATCATTCGATTGATTAGGTTCAACACTATGCCACAACCATGATGGAAACATTATAACACGTCCTGAAACAGAATCAATATTCACATCTCTCCATAAATGTTTAGGAGGTTGTCCCTCTAATCTTACAGGCATCACTATTTGTGCTCCCGGTCTTGGATCATATATTTTAAGTCTGCCAGCTTGTGGGTTTGACTTAACATAATACACTCCTGAGAATAATGAGTTTGGGTGTATATGGGGTTGATTCATTCCATCTTTAGGATTTATGTTAGCCCACATGTTACCAAGAACAGGTTCTCTATCTAACCATTCTTTTTTAAACACATCTCTACACATAGTCATTAGTTCGTTAACTAAAGGTTGATACTCTGGTTTCGATGCCATATCAGTTGTAGAATGCCATCCTTTGTAATTTGTTTTTTGTACTCCTTGATCTTGATTAGACCAGTTGACAATGTCTTGTGCTAGTTTATCATTATCTAATTTTATATCTTTACCAAAAACACTTGTAGGAAAAAATTCTTCTCTAATCATCTAAATGGTTTACCTCCAAACCAAACAACGAGAGATTGTCTCATACCTCTGGTAACTGGATTAACTCTATGATTTAAAAATGATGCAAAACAAATTGCATGACCTTGTTTAAGTTCTGCATATCTTCCTGGTGCCATTAATTCTAGATCACCTCCTTCAAACTCTGCAGGATCGTTTAATAAAACAGTCATTGATATTTTTCTAACTGGTGGTTCGTGTTCCATGTTTACATCACAATCCATATGCCAATCATAGAACCCTCCTTCAGGATATTCTGTAAACTGTGCATTCTCTGTTATCTGTATATCTCCAAAACCAAAATGATTTTCATTTGCTTGTTGAATAAATTTATTTAAGTCTTGATACATGTGTCCCATTTCTTTAAATGGAATCCAACTAATAGTCGTTATTCTTTTTTTAGTATCAGTACCTCCCCCAGGTTTATTTATACCTACTTGCGCTTGTTGTGGTTTCTGTGCTCTACCTGATGCAATAATTTGATTGCATTGATCGGGTGTAAATAAAGGTGTTGTTGTTTGTATAATCCAACTCTTCCATTTAGGTTCTGTTATTCTTTTATTTTCGTACATTAGTTTCCTCCTCTATTTATTATTGGGTTATATTCAACATCACAATTTGCAGCAAGTGTTCTTCTAAATCCCGGTCCATTAAAAGGATAAACACAATGTCTCATATCATATGGAAATATATAAAAATCTCTTTCTTTAATGTCGGGAGTATAATCACAAATAGCAAACTGACCCGATACCGACCCCATAATTTGTAGCTTACCATTCGTTGCATTTTGTGCAGAAGAATATTCTACACCAAAAGATTCAGGTAATTTTAAAATCATAACACTCGATAAACCTGTATACAAAGTTCCTTGATGGACATGAACTGGATTATATTCGTGTTGAAACATTTGATTAATCCAAATAGAATTTAAAGATTTTTTATAACCTTTTATTTTATTAAAATCTAAATAGTGTCCCATAGCTGTATCAATCCATTGTAATACATTATCTGTTAACATGTTGTGATGATGCATTTTTGAAGTGTCTTCACCCTGATAAAATAAACTATGTTCTTTCTCAATTTTACCTACTAATTGTTTATTAGCTGGAGGTAATGTTGGATATTTTGTTTCATAAATATCATTTATAGTATTAAATATATCAAGAGGAACTTGATACTTTAAAACCGTTTGCCCTAAAGGACATACATTAAATTTAAAATTATTCTGGTTTAGCTCCGAGGCCATTGGTCAATTTCTCTTTCTTGTTATAGATCATTTCTCCTGATTTTTTAACTCTTTCTATTGTCTGTAATTGTCCTAATACATTAAACACTTCTGGCTGACTTGAGCCTGGTGTTAATGTATCTGCTTTGTTTTTCATAATTTGGTGATAAGATTCTAACTGATGTCTGTTGACATCTTGTGTATCAAAGGAACCGTCATCAAATTCTTTTTTTAATGTTGACCATAGTTTAATTTCTCTCATTCTGTCCCTTGCTACTAATTGCATATTAGCAACAGAATAAATTTTCTCATCTATATCAATTTGAAGTAATTCTTTTTTTAAAGGATCTTCTTCGGTTAATAATTTTTCTTGTAGTCTTTTTATTTTAACTTCATTACGTCTAGCATCAAATGACAAAGACATTAAATTTTCTAAGAATACATTTTGTTCTCTAACACATTGCCAATATTTTGAAGCTTTAGTTGGGTACTTAGCGTCTTGAAGAACAGACATTCTCATTTCTGTTTCAGTTCTAAACACTTGTTTCTTAGTCCAAGTATCTCTAAGTTCATTTGTTAATTCTTTAAATTCTTGTACGTCATTAGGGTCAAGTAAATTATTTAAGCTAGGTGCTTCTTTCTCTATTAGAGCATGTATATTTCTTTTCTTAGTCATTGTTTATTACTTTCATTGAATAGATTTAATATAACTACTTAAAGTTATAAGTCAAGTTAACTTGAAGTTATGTTTGCAGTTCCTACCGGTACTGTAAATTCTTCTGTTGCAGCATAACCAGCTGGATTTGGGTTTCCTCCAGCATAAAGTTGAGCACCTGTTGGTGCACTTGGTAGACCAAATTTTGTTCCTCTAGCTACAGCTAAATTACTCTCTGATGCCCAAGAACTTCCATCCCAAGAGTTTGTAGTAGAAAAATAACTATTATCATATCCTCCATAAGCTAAAGCATCTGAATTACTTGTTCCACCTCCACCTAAAACTCCTCTAGCTGATGGTAAAGAAGTTACATTTGTCCAGTTAGTTCCATCATATGCTTCTGCTGCGGCTGTATATGTAGGTCCATAACCACCAAAAGCTAATGCAGAAGTTTGAGTTCCTCCACCTGCTGCTGATCTTCTAGCTGGCCCATTTGCATTATTTACGCTTGTCCAACTAGAGCCATTATATTCTTCTGTTGCTGTTGTAAAAGGAGGATCAATTGCACCTAATGCGGCTAAAGCTGATGTTTGTGTTCCAGCTCCTATTAAATCTCTACGTGTAGTATTTAAAGTTCCAGCAGATGTCCAACTAGAACCATTATATTTTAATGTGGTATTTACATTAGGGCCACCTGGAGTTTGACCACCAAAAATTAATCCTTGAGTTTGAGTTCCACAACTTCCTGCACTATCTATTCCATAAGGAATAGATGTTACATTTGTCCAACTAGAACCATTATATTCTTCAACAGCTGAAGTACCTGAATATCCTCCAACACTTACAGCAGCAGTTTGAGTTCCAAAACCTGCGTTACCTGTTCGTCCAGTATTTAAATTTCCACCTGATGACCATGCACCAGTTCCTTGAATACCTGCCACACGTAATTTGCTTGTAGAGGAATTATACCATACCTGACCATTTTCTGGATTCGAAGGATCTGCAGATAAGTATTTAATTTTTAATCCTGCAATTACGTTGTAATCTGACATTATAAATTCCTTACGGTAAAGTTATATCTTCTGGTCTAGTTGATGGTGTTTTTTCATCATCAGGTAAAGCGTCCCATGCAGCTTGTGCTGCAGTCATTTCTGCATCAACAATAGCTTGTGCTTCTGCTTTTGTTTTTGTAATACCATTTTTGCTAGCTAACCACACAGCACCTTTTTCATTGTTTCCAATAACCCATACATTTCCTGGGTATCCTGAAAGATGAAAATCTAATCTATCTTGATGAGTAAAAAATCCTTTACCTGTGTTTGTAGCTGTTCCATATATAAATAGTGACATAATTTTTATTCCTTTGTTGTTATACTTTTAATTTTAATCATTATCAACTTGTTGTTACTGTTTGCACAGCAGCTGTTCCAGTAAATTCTTCTGTTACACTTGGTGAACCTGGACCACCACCAGCAATAAATCCAATACTTGAACTAAAATTAGCACTTGTTCCAGCTGAAGATCGAGCATTTGACATGGCAGCTGTAGATGTCCAAGAAGTGCCGTTGTAAACATTACATGCACTTGTAATTCCTGGAACATTACCTCCTGCTTCTATAAAATCATTAGCGGCTCCCCAACCTTGGTTTTCTTTAATTGTAGTCGGATAAACTGCTGTAGTTGTCCAAGATGTACCATCAAGTGTTTCTACTGAATTTGTTGAAGCTTCCCCAGGATTTTGTCTTCCTCCCACAATTATACTAGAAGTCTCACTAGATCCACCAGATGCATGAAAACTTCTTTGTTGTGAAAAAGAACTGCCAGCAGTGTAAGAACTTCCGTTATATAATTCCATGTCTGTTGTAGTAGATCCTCCTGTTGGTCCCCCACCAGTTGCAATTGCTGAAGTCTGTGTTCCATTTAATCGTACACCAAACCCTTGTCTACCTAATGCTGCTTCACTTCCCCATGAAGAGCCATTATATTCAAATCCATTAGTATAAGCTGGTGGGGATGCGGGATTTAATCCACCTACAGAAAGAGCTGCTGTTTGTGTACCTGTTCCACCTCCTTCTACTATAGCTTGAGGATAAGCTCCACCTCCTGTCCAAGACGAACCATTATATTCAGCTGTAGCACTATATATTCCTCCAGATCTTCCTCCCCAAAGTAAACCTGCAGTTTGAGTTCCTGCTCCCATAAAACCATATCCACCTTCAGGTGTACCACCACCACTAGACCATGCAAAATTAAAGCCTACTGTTTTAAAAGTATTACTACTTGTATTATACCAAATCTCACCTTCACCTAAAGTTGCAGGGGGATCACTTGATACTGACCTTACATATTTTCCAAATACTTCTTTATAAGTAGTCATAATTTTAAGACGTTGTAATTGTTACCGTAGCTGAATTATTTCTAGCTCTTAATTTTTGTAAAACTGAATTATACCAAATCTGTCCTGTAATAGGATTAGCTGGATCACCTGCGTAAGACCTGATGGCCATTCCTCTAATAGTTCTAAATATACTCATTTAACTCCTTAATTATTTTTTAGAAGCCAACCTTGAGTTCCATCTGTGAAGGCTAACGTAAAGCCGGCTCTTTCTGTTGCTACTGTTAAGTCTGCTGCTGAACCTTGTATCTTTTGAGAATTTCTTCCAATAGTTAAATTATTAGTGTCAAAGGTTCCTGCGTAATCAATAACTGATACCTCATCTCCTATTGTTGGTGAAGAAGGTAAAGTTAAAGTCCATGCACCACTTGTTGTATTTGCAAAAACACCTTGTCCTGCTACTGCTGTGTAATTTCCTGTCTTAACTGCTTGCCAATCTGTTCCACCTGAATTATCTACAAAAGATAAAACTCCTGAACCGTTAGTAGTTAAAATTTGATCTGCAGAACCGTCTGCAGCAGGAAAAGTTAAAGCATCAATAGTAACTGTTCCAGAACCTTTTGGTTGTATTGATACACCAATATTAGTATCACCACCAGATGCAGTAAATGTTGGTTTGTTTCCTGTAGCTGCATTAGCGTATGTAAGTTCATTAACCGCTGAACCTGTTGCAGTTAGTTTAAATAATTCGTTTCCACTAGTATCTAAAATTGAAGTTCCAATTTTAGGCGATGTTAAAGTTTTGTTTGTTAAAGTTTGTGTGCCAGTAAGTGTGACAGCATCAGCTGTAGATAGCGGTATTTCAATAACTCCAGTATTAGTTGCAACACCATCAAGGTATATAGCTTTATATCCTTTGTCAGTTGCTGAAAAAGTAACTGTGGCTCCTGAACCTGATACAGCTTTTAATTGTACTGTGTATGCACCTGATGTGCTGTTTTTAATAAAATAGAAAGTTTCTGTAAGAAGAGGGAATGTTACAACTTTGTTTCCTGTAATTGCTTCTGGTGATACTGCACCAAGAATAATAACTCTGTTTTGAGCAGCACCTGTTAAAGCTCCATCAGCAATAGCTAAAGCTGTTGTGTTAGCTCCAGAACCTGCTGCATTTAAAGTTTGAATTTTAAATCCACCCAGTAATTGTTCTGCAAGTTGTAAGTTTGCGTTTGTTTTTGTTCCCCAAGTACCAGCGTTTTCACCGGTTGCCATTAGCTCTACGCCAAGATTAGTATATGTTGATGCCATTAATTAACTCCTGATTACTTTTGTTTATATTGTTTATTTAGTTTTAAGTCAAACATATTTATGCCGTTTTAACAGTATAACCTGTACTGTTTTTAGGTGTCTTAGTAGTATACCCTGTACTATCTTTAGGTGTAATTTTTCCAAAGTATTTAAGAATAAGATCATCATTTAACTGAGTTGTTGCCTGTACACCGGTTAAAGTAAGGTCTATTGAAAATACAAAACTTGGTGAGCCTACGGCAGAAGTAGTTGATAAACCAGTTAATGGAACTCCTATTTCAGAAACTAAAGTTCCTACAGCAGATGTAGCTTGTACTCCTGTTGGAATTTCAGAAGTTTGTTCTGATAAAGATCCTACAGATGAAGTTGTAGATACACCATTTAATTCAACTGTTAAAGCATCTAAAATTATCCCACCAACCGTAGAAGTCATACCTAGACCTGTCAAGCCAACAGTAGCTTGTGTTATTAAAGGAACACCAACGTTAGATGTAAGTGGTAATCCTGTGGGTATGACTACAGGACTTATAATAAAATCTAAGCTACCTACAGCAGAAGTAGAACTTACCCCTGTTAGTGTAATAGTTGTAGTATCAAAAGTAGTAATACTTCCAACACTAGATGTTGCGCTAACTCCAGCGAGTTGTTCTAATTTATTAAATGAATCTCCATAAGGTTCTTCACCCCAACCGTTTCTACCCCAACCAACTAATGTACCTGCGTTATCAAAACTTCCAAGTTCAGTTTGTCCTTGCACACCTGTTAAAGCTGCAATAGATAATACACCTGTAGTTAGTGAACCAAGATTTGTTTCTGCTTCAAGACCTGTTGGTATAACAGTTTGTACATCAGTAACAGTAATGCTTCCAACGCTTGAGGTTGCAGATTGTCCACTTAAAGTTATTTCAATAGGACCTTGATCACCCCATTCATTAGTGCCCCATGCCCACATTCCCCAAGTGTTATCGTCAACAGTATTTGCCTGACCACCCATTCCTGAGTGATTAGTACAATAATAATAAAGAGTTGGCGCACTGGCTGCTACAACTATTTGAGTATAAGCTCCAGCTTGTCCAGGTGTTCCATTTGTAGTTACACCAATAGTATACTCATCACCTCCACTATGTGTACCATCACTTGTTGTTGAAAATCTTAAAGGGTGATTACCATTTGAACTATCTGATTGATCAAATTTATATGTACCGTTTTCTGCTAAATTTAAAGTAGCTTGTTGTACACCATCTATAAAATATTTATTACCTGAACCGGTACTGACTACCGTTACTGTAAAAGTTCTAGTAACGGACATCCGTCGCTACCTCTACGCTATAC